AGGGTAATGGTAAAGTAGTTGTGGCTAGACCTGATTCTGGTAATCCAAAAGAACAAGTTCTATGGGTTTGTAGATTAGCTGTAAGATATGGTTTATTCGAAACCAAAGTAATTAACGGTGTTGAATGGAAATTCGGTACATCCCTTAAATTTATTGAAGGTGATGGAATGGATTATGAAACAATGTGGGATATTATTGAAGCATTGATGGAAGCTGGATTCGCACCATACGGATGGGGATTATTCGGAGTAGGTGGTGGATTACGTAATGGTCTTAAGAGAGATAATTTATCAGCTAAATATGCTTTATCAGCTAAAGGTGAGTATAAGACTGGTGTTGTTAAATTCTCTGACACGTTAGGTAAAACGACATTACCTGGTCCATTTAAAGTATTAAGAGATGCAATCTCATTAGAAAATAAACAAACTATTGTGTTTGATTGGGAAGATGGTGACGATGCTATGGTGGTTTACTTTGATGGTTCAAATATCAATAAACCATTTGGTGAGGGTATGAATGATTACTTCTTAGACATTAGAAGTAGAATTAGAGAACAATGGGATATTATGCCATTAGATTTAACCAATGCTGATAATAGATACCCAGCAAGTGAAGCTATTCTTAATGAGCGTATTAGATTATTAAAAATATATGCACCTAAGAAGAATGTAAATAACTATAAATAAGATGAGAAAAATATTAATATTATTGGTAATTGGATTAATCTTTAGTTGTAGTGACAGTAAACAAGGAATTTTTTGGGAGGAAAATCGAGTAAATATTAATGTACTTGATAATAAATTACAAATCTTAGAGCATGAAGGTTGTGAGTATTTGATATATACAGCATATGAACCATATGCTGGTTATGGGTTTGGAATGCATAAAGGTAATTGTAAAAATCCAATTCATGAATGTAATTAAACGATTTTTTCATTTTATTAGTGATATGGCCACACTTCATCATGAGATGGAGGTTGGTCGTTTATCATGCCCTAAATGTAAAGAAAATAAAATGAGAGTTGAAGAGAGAGGTGTTATACCAGTTGGGGTTTGTGGGAATTGTAACTTTAAATTATAAATGTGGTGGTAACTTTATTAAGTATTTTTTATATAACAACAATATTAGTTTTTATAATAATAATTATAATTTTAATTAAATCATTAAGACGAACTAGGGAACCTGATATTCTAAAATCTATCAAGCGTGAAATCAGTAAGATGGATTCAAAAGAAGAATGGGATTGGATATACTTTTTCTTTGACTTACATGGTACTATAATTAAACCTAACTTTGAGGTTGGAAATACTAATGTTGAGTATTATCCATTAGCAAAGGAAACTCTTCAACTTATATCAAATAGAGATGATTTAAGATTGTGTATATATACTTGTTCACATCCACATGAGATTGAAGAGTATGCTAAGAAGTTTGAAGAGGATGGGATTATCTTTAAGTACGTAAATGAAAATCCAGAGGTACCAACTTCTGGCTATGGTAATTATGATAAGAAACCATACATGAATGTATTATTTGAAGATAAAAGCGGGTTCTTTGGAGAGACCGATTGGCCACCAGTATATGAGTATTTTAAAAAAAGATATGGATAATGAGTGAGACAAAACATTATTAAAATAAATTTTGTTTAATGATTTATTTTTCGTATCTTTGTCGTAAGATAATGAATTAATTAACACATTTAATTCATTACATGAAGCTGAAGAAAAAACAGGTAACTTAAGAAAACATATTAGTAGATGTTGTAGGGGATTAGCAAAAACATGTGGTAAACATATTTGGAAATTTAAAGATGAATAATAAAAAACATATTGTAAGGGTTTGTCCTTCACCTACTGGAATGCTTCACATAGGTACATTACGTACCATGTACTTCAATTGGTTGATTGCTAATCAAAATGATGATAGCAAGCTCATATTACGTATAGACGATACCGATTTATCAAGGTCAATGGATTCAATGATTAGACCTATCTTTGATACTATCAGTGTTTATGGTTTACAGTATGACATTACATTTAAACAATCAGATAATTTTGCAATATACAAATCATTTGCTGATAAATTAGTTCTTGATGGTTATGCTGACTATGATGATGGTGCAATTAGACTTTCTAATACTTACGGTTATAACATTAACATGAATTTAGATTGGAAAGATACAATTACTGGTGATAAGAAATGTACTCCAGATGTATTCGCTGCGGCCAGCACTCAAGTTATTATAAAGAGTGATGGTTCACCAACATATAATTTTGCTTCAGCAATTGATGATATGTGTTATGGTGTAACATGGGTTGTTAGAGGAACTGACCACATTGTTAATACCTTTAAACAAGTTATCTTCTATAGGTTATTTGATAAACCATTACCATTATATTCTCATGTAGGACTTCTACTTGATATGTTTACTGGTAAAAAATATTCAAAGAGAGATAGTGACCTATTAGACTTATCTAATTATAACCCTGATGCAGTATTAAATTTCATCTTAAGGTTAGGTTGGTCACCAAGTAAAGACGATAAGAGTAATAACATAATTCCAAGAGATAAAGCTATACAAATGTTTTTAACTGATGGTAAAATGAGAGCACCAAATTGTAAGGTTGACCTCGCTAAACTTGATTGGTATAATAAAAAATATAATAAGAGATAATGGCATTAACAAAATTTGAACTTAAAAAAGAACACCTAATCCTATTGAAATTTTTGGATTGGGAAATGATTAGCAAAGACCGTGTTGCTACACTAATACCAGAGGGTGCTGAAACACCTTTTGGTGGTATCGATATCATTGAAGATATTGGTACAATGATATTCGGAAAACCAGAGGGTGAATTTGACCCGACAAGCCCATCACCACCAAGATATTCAAAAGAACAAAAAGAGGAAATTAAGGTGTTATTGGATGAATTACCAATGGCATTGGAAGTTGTGTTATTCACACAATCTTTTGAGACTGGTGTTTATGCAAGGAAATGGAACCTTAAGAATTGGAAGAATATCGATTATAAAACCCCAAAATCATGAAAAGAGATTCAGTAATAGTAAATTTAAACAAAAGTGATAGTCTTATAAATAAGATATATGATAAATTAGCTACTATGAGACACCATATACCATTGGGTAAAGCTAACATTCAAGTATTTTCTGATGGTGAGACATGTGTTGATTTCAAGACTTCTATGCGTGGTAAAAGAGTTTTCTTAATCACATCACCTAACACACCATTAAAGCGTGAACAACTATTCTTTGCAATTGATGCGGCCAGAAGAGCAAGTGCTATTGAGATTATCCCAATTATACCATATTTTCCATATGCTAGACAAGATAAACGTGACCAAAGACGTGGACCAATAGGTGCAAGGGTATTTGCTGATATATTACAAGAAGCTGGCGCAACATCAATCATTACATTTGATTTACACTCTGACCAAATTGAAGGATTCTTCAAAATACCTGTGATTCATTTAAGAGGTAAGTATTTATTCTCTAAATATATACATGATACAAGCGATTCTAATACGGTATTATGTTCTCCTGATGCTGGTGGATTAAAACGTGTTAAAAAGATAAGAGACCGTATTTATGAGAAGTACAACAACAAGCTACCATTTATTTCAATAGATAAAACTAGAACACAAGCTAATAAAACAGACAACGTTGAAATATTAGGTGATGTTAAAGGTAAAAATGTATTGATGATTGATGATATGTGTGATACTGGTGGGACTCTAATCAAAGGTGCTGACGCATTACTTGAAGCTGGCGCAACATCAGTTAGAGTATTGGTTACTCACGCTGTATTGAGTGGTGAAGCAAGTCTTAATATTGGTGCATCCAAAATTAGTGAATTTATATGTTCAGATTCATTAATTTATAAAGGTATTGGGTCTGACATGGATGGAAAATTAAATATAATATCAACTGCTTCTGACATAGCTGATGCTATTGTTAGTATCAATGTGGATGGAAGTATTCATAGATAAAATTTATGGCAATATATAAATTAAAGGTGTTATATAATACCGCTTTGAGAAGAGGTTTTAGTGATGATGGGCAATATTTTAAAGTAGATGTCGAGGCAAGTTATTATGAATTAGAACATAATTCCATAGTGTTTTATGATAAAGTAAATTATGTTAGAACACCAGTAGCTGTTTATCCAGCAAATAATACAATAATTGAATCAATAGAATAATGAAATTAAATAACTTATATGGCGTTTCAGCCCAAATGAAAGTTGGCAAAGATTTAATAGGTGAAATGTTACTTTACATAACTGAAACGGTTGGACGAGGTGAAGAAGTATCGTTTGAAGGGTTTGAAAATTATTTACCATTTAACGCTACTTATGAGATTAAGAAATGTGCCGACAAACTTAAAGATTGTGTATGTTTGATATTGGGTTGCACCAGAGCACAACTTGAGGACCAAGACTTTAAGAATAAAGAATTGGGACCTGATTGGGTATTATATAGATTAAACACAGTTTGGTTTCCAGAAACATTAGACTCTGAAAGAATGGATGAGAATAGGGAAAGTGTTATCTATGGTGCTTATGAAGAAGCCTTTTGTGACGGTGAACGTGAACGTACATATTTTACAGTTGACAAGCCAACGTTTGGTAATTCTTCGGAGTTAACTTATTCAATTGAAAAAGAGTTTTTAACACCTAGAAAAATATTACAAATATTAGGTACTCAAGGTGGTAGAATGTTAATCCATCCCAACATATGGGTTAACGCATTATTTAGTGATTATAACCCAGAACACACTTGGGATGACTCTAAGTGGAATAATCCAATATCTAAATGGATAATTACAGATGTTAGATTTCCAGCCAATGAAGGACAAGCTGTTTTAAAAAGAGGTGGTCTTATGATTGGGGTTAGAAGACATTTCGCATTAAGATTTCCTGAATATGTACATTTAGTTAATGAAGAACAACCATATAGAATACCAGTACAATTAAGAGTTGAAAACCATGAATTATATAATAATCTAACACATGAATCAGAAAGTGAGATGGGTGACCATTCTTGGTGTGATGTGGTAATAGAAAATAATGGAACAATCGAAGAATTATTTAATAACGTTTTAAACGCAGTACAATGTCAAAAAGAATTATTATAATTGGAGGTGGAACTTTTCAGGCGATTAGGAATCATTTAGCTCTAGCCGCACCAGCATTTGGTATTACAGCTAGACAAATACATAGTCATTTAGATGGGTCAGAATTACATTTAACTAAAATGTGTAATTGGACATCACCATTAGTTACAAATGAAGATGTTGAAAATTTCATTGACGAATTACTATTAGATAAAACAGTTGGAACAATAATTCTTAACGCTGCTTTATGTGATTATAAAGCTTTACCAATTGATGATAATAATGGGTGGCATGGTAAACGTTTAAAGACTAGTGATGGTAATATTACCATCGAGTTAACCCCTACTGACAAAATCATAGGAAAGATTCGTAAAGCACGTCCTGATATCTTCCTTGTAGGTTTTAAAACCACTACAAATGAAACATCTGAAAATCAATTTTTAATTGCATTAAAGATGATGAAGAAAACTAAGTGTAATTTAGTATTAGCTAATGATACAGTTACTAGAAACAACATGATAATTACACCAGAAGAAACGATTTATGGTGAAACTATTCTTAGATATTCAGTTATCAAGGAGTTATGTGAAATGATATTAGATAGACATAGATTAACATATAAAAGGGGTGAGTTTATTGAAAATACAAGCGTTCCCTTTGATAATGCACCTAAAAGCTTTCAGGAGGTTATGAATTTCCTAATTGATAATGGTGGTTATATTGAAAATAATGGAAATGGATTTACTCCAGGTCATTTTGGTTATCGTCAAGAACCATATAGCACTAATTTCGTGTCATCACAAAGAGGTGTGAATCATAATGAAGTTAGAGAAAATGGAATGACTGGTGTTTTTATAGATGAAGAGAGTGATAGTTTCGTTTATATGGGTGATAAAAAAGCTTCAGTAGGAGCTAGAAGTCAAGCGTTATTACTTAAAGAGAATCCT